ACGAGGCTGCCGTCGCCGGTCAGCGTCCCCAGCAGCTCCGGCGCGAGGCTGACAGTCTTGTCATCCAAAGCGCTTGCCGCCTGCTCGATGTACGGGCGCATTTTCTTCGCCCTCTCCGTGTACGTCATGCCTTGACCTCCCCAAGCAAGATCTTCGCTGCCGTCTCGGTATCTGTTAGCCGCTCACGCAGCTGCTCCGGGTTTGCCGTCTCGATGTCAAAATCGTCTGTGACGAGTTTGCTGGTTTCCTTGTAGGTGTACGGCGCGCCGTCAACGTCGATGGCCTCGGCGTATTCAACGCCCGTCTCCACCTGCCGGATGAGATAGCCCGCATCCGAGTACGTTTTGTACAGTTCCACGCCGTCTGTGCGCGTTTTGTAGTGCTCTCTTACGATCATGCTCACACCCCCACAATATGGTCTGCCAACGAGCTCCAGTTTGTCGCCGCTTTCCACGCATCCGCAAGCGATGCGGGAACCCGGATCTCCAGCTGCGCGTGCGTCTGATCGAACGCATTGACGTTGGCTAGCGTGGG